ATCAACCCAGACGCGGTAATGGTGTTAGAGGCCGCTGACGGGACTTGGTATTACAACGTCAACCGCCTGGGGCTCTGGCAGATTGCCATGCTCCAAAATTTCCCGGTCGCGATACCCTCGGAAGACGTGCTGCACATTCGCGGCCTCTCGTTCAACTGCCTTGTCGCCGCCTCGACCATCGGCCTCGCCCGCGACACGATCGGGTTGGACATGGGCCTAAGCCAGCAGGCGAGCCGGTGGGTAGGCAATGGAGCCCGCCCGAGCGGCGTTCTGATGACCGACAAGGTTCTGACCAAAGACGCGGCCAGCCGCCTCAAACAGTCCTGGCAGGACTTTGTGGGTGGTATCCAGAACGTCGGCGGGACCGCCGTGTTGGAGGAGGGCGTAAAGTGGCAACAGTTGCAACTTTCTTCGGTGGACCTACAATTTATGGCCCAGCGAGAAATGAGCGTCCTAGACGTGTGCCGCTTCTTCCGAGTCCCGCCGCACAAGGTAGCGGTGGCCGACCGGGCGGCATCGATGAACATTCCGCAGCAGGACGCGGATTACGTGAACAACACGATCGCCCCAGACCTGGACCGGTGGGAAGCGATTATGGCTTACAGCCTGGGCCTCACCGATGAAGGCTTGTCGATAGAGTTCGATATGTCTCGCCTGCTCCGCGCAGACGGGCTTACGCGGTTCAACGGCTACCGCCTGGGAATCACGTCGGGCTTCATGACGCCGAACGAGGCGCGGGCCAGCGAAGGGCTACCGCCGAGCAAGGCACCGATGGCCGACGAACTCTTGGTGCCCTCAAACACGGCGGCGCTCGGGTCCGACATGACCGGCACCAGGGCGGACGGCGGCGGCCGACCGGCAGGCCAAAACCTCCCCGACTCGGGCCTATCCACGGGCGGAAACCAGCCTGGCACGAGGCCAGTATCCGGCGCGCAGGAGGATGACGACGGCCTTGGATCGTAACGAGGTTAAGCCCGAGATACCCCTCGACCCACGGCCTTGGCCGCCCCCATTGCGACGTTGTATCGTTTCAGGTATGGGGTAGAACTATGCGACCGCAGTTTTATGAAAAGACGCAAACTTGATTCGCAAGGCTTACACGGCTCGCGTAGAGCCCCTGGGCGAGCGCACAATCCGCGCGATATGCAGCACGGGGGCCGTGGACCGCATGGGCGAGGTCGTCACCCAGACCGGTGCCGACCTGTCCCTCTATAAAGACAACCCTATTGTTCTGTTCTCGCACGATCCGCACCACCCTATCGGCGTAGCTACAGACGTTCAGATTGTGAATGGCGAACTTATCGCGGATATCAAGTTCGCCGACGAAGGAGTCAGCCAGAAGGCGGACGAAGTTTACCGGCTGGTCAAGGCCGACATTCTGAAGAGTATATCGATCGGTTTCGACCCGACGCAAACCGAGCCGATGGACCCCAGCCGCCCGCGCGGCCCGCAGCGCTACCTTAAATGGGCGCTTTGTGAGATCAGCGTTGTTGCGATACCCGCCAACCCGAACGCCGTCATAACGGACAAGGCGTATTCCGACGAAGATAGCGAGACCACCATGGCAACCACCAAAACCGGCCCGAGCTTGAAGATCAAGGGTCTATACGAGATCGGCCAACTCGCCGGCCTCATGAACCAACTCGGTTGGCAGCACGACGATTCTTGCTGGGAAGCGCAAATGGAAGGCGACGGCAGCAAGATGCCGCAGATGCTCGCCGACATTCTGCACAGTATGGGCTCCGCGCTTATCGCCATGACCCAGGAGGAAGTGAGCGAGTGCTTGGCCGCGATTGACGCCAAGATGCCCGACCCCGGTGCCGATCCAGAACCCGACAAACTTGTGCTTATCCAGCACGGTCACAATTCTATGCGGAGGAAGCTCATGTCTGCCGTGACTCGCAGCAGCGCCATTGCCCCACCGAACGCTCACGATATAGCGTTGCAGGCGGCCATGGACAGCCATGATATGTGCCGCAAGGCGTTTAATTTTCACACGTCCTGTATGAAGGATTTGGCCGAGAACCCGGCCGACGACGCCATGAAAACCGGCGCCAAGAACAGCCACGACATGCTCTGCAAGGCGATGAACTTCCATGCAAAGTGCATGAAGTCGTTGACCGAGCCCGATGGCGGGCAAGCGCTGGAAGCGGGCGCCGAAGATTCAAACGACCCCGCAATGGAGTCAGGCGAAAAAAGCGCGGGTATTGACAAGTTGGTTACCAAAGAACAACGTATGCGCTATGCGAGGGCGGTTCAGTTGAAACAGGCCGCTTCGTAACCGGAATTGATTGCTGCCCACACCGCCCTTGGGCAAGGCGAGCAACTGATCGTCGTGATGGCAGATCAGAATCCCTCAGACGGAGCCTCTTATGGTTGTGAAACTCGCCGACGTCCGCAAGAGCCGCGCCACGCTGGCCGACGAATTTGTAGCGCTTGCGTCTCTGCCGAAGCACGACGCCGAGCAGGCCGCGCGCTTCAAGGCATTGGATACCGAGATCGCGGACGCGGACGCGCAGATTGCGCGTATTGAGAAAGCCCAGGCGGTAGCGGCGGCTTCGGCGGCACCGGTTGCGGGACAGGACCCCGTGGGCGTGACCCGCGACGCGGGCGCTTCGAAGCTTCCGGCCCAGGTTGAGACCGACCCGTATGTGCAGAAGGGCGGCAAGAGCCTTCAGGTTGGCGCGATTGCGAAGATGATCGGTGCAGGCGGCGGAGTGATCCGCAACGCGGTGCTTGAGTCCAAGTCGATCTACGGCGAGAACCACCCTGTCACCCGCGCGCTGATCGCAGGCAGCGGCACCGCTGGCGGCTTCATCATCCCGCCCGACTACATGAACGAGATCATCGAACTCCTGCGTCCTATCGCGGTGGTTCGTGGTTCTGGCCCGCGCGTGATCCCGATGCCCCGTGGCACCATGACCCTGCCAGGTCAGGCCAGCCCCGCTTCGGCGACCTACTCGGGGGAAGTGGCGCCGCTCGCGACGTCGCAGCAGACCCTTAACCAGATCGTTGCGTCCTACAAGAAGCTTACCGCTCTTGTGCCCGTGTCCAACGACCTGATGCGCTACGCCGACCCCGCCGTTGACGCTTTCGTCCGCGACGATCTTGTGAAGGTCCTGGCGCTCCGCGAAGACCTCGCCTTCCTGACCGGCAACTCCACCGTGTTCGGACCTGCGGGCTTCACTCAGTTTGCCGGCCAGTTCGCCATCAACGGCAGCTACTACGTGGCTGGCGGCGGCACGGCGGCAGTGTTCAAGGTGGGCGCTGATAGCGTCTGGGGCACGGGCGGCAACTACGTTACCAGCAACCCGGCCTACGACCTCGCCACGGCGGCGGCGGAACTCGGTGGCCTGATAAACAAGCTGGATACGGCCAACGTCACCGACATGAAGCGCGTGTGGTTCATGCACCCGCGTAGCTTCAACTACTTGAACAACGTTCAGAACAGCCTCGGCGTCTACGTGTATCGTGACGAACTTAGCCGTGGCACGCTTCTGGGCTACCCGTTCAAGAAGACCACGCAGCTTCCGGTGAACATTCAGGACCCGACCGGGACCTACACCGATTGCAGCTTCATCGCCCTGGCCGAAATGCCGGAAGTGATGATCCTGGACTCGATGCAGCTCGAACTGGCCGTGTCGCGCGATGGCACCTACATCGATGCCAGCGGCAACACCCAGAGCGCGTTCAGCAACGACCAGACGCTCATTCGAGCGATTGCCGAACACGACTTCCAGATGCGCCACGATGCTTCTGTGGCGATCTTGCAGGGCGTCCGTTGGGCTCCGGCGATTTCGTAACGAACACGGTGGCGAATAGCGGGGCCTGAAAAACCCCGCAACACCTTTGGAGGCTTGAATGTCCGTTTTGACTCTTATTAAGAACGTTTCGGCGCTGCTCACCGTGCGCCGCATGTCCGGTGCCGGGACGGGCGCGCAGACCGCAGGCGCAGCCACCACCGTAACCGGCGCTACGATTGATCGTTTCAAGATCGGTTCTCCCATGTCGGCCGATATCGCGGTCCTGTTCGATAGCACCCTGGGCGCCAACGACACCCTAGGCTTCCAGCTTCTTGTTCAGCACTCGGTTGACGGAAGCACTTGGGCCACCTACGCGGCTTCTGCACTCCCGGCCACCCTGAGCGGCACGGCGGCGGGAGCTTCCACCGCATACGCCACGACGGGCTATACGCCCAGCGCGGCCACGATCCCCGCTGCGGTGGGCGGCACGGGAGGCACCACGCAGCAGGGCGAAGTCTCTCTAGGTGTGGACCTCTCGGGGGCCGATCAGTATGTCCGCGTCAACGTGACTCCGGTATTCTCGGCTACTTCGACCGATACCACAACGTTCGTGGTTTCCGGCGCGTTCGCCGGCCAGGATCGTCTACCCGCAACGGTCTAAGATTGCGGTGGCGGGGGAGAAGGCGTCCGGTTACGCCAAACCGGACGCCTTTATTTTGCGGCCCGCACGGCGTAAGGTAACGATCTACGGAGACACGATGAAACTCGTAACCTTCACGAAGGACCTTCGGCCCTGGCGCAAGAACGATCGCGTTCCGGTGCCTGACGCGTTGGCCGATAAATTGGTGGCCGAGGGCGACGCGGTTAACCCCGAACCTTTCACCGCCGCTCACGCGAGACCAGGCGCAGAGGTAAATCCAAAGCCTCGTCCGTCTTTACCTGAGCGCGCCGTTCGGCGTGTTCGCGAGACGCTGCGACTGACACCGAAATCGGCCGAGCCTAGCGCACCGATCAAGACACGCGGCATAACCTAGGAGTTTGCAATCATGCAGATGGGCAACGCGATTCCGAACGACTGGACCGGCGGCACAGGGCTTATCCCTAGCGGCGGAGTCATCAACGTTCCAGCCGAGCCGTTCCGCATTTCTATCTTCATTCAGAATCAGAGCACGACTGGCGCCATAACGATCACGTTCTCGGCCATTTCGCCTGGAACGGCCACGTCCAGCGCCACGAAGGAAACGAACGGCACGGCGGTAAACGCGGTGGTGAAAATCCCGGCGAACTCCACGATCCCGCTCAACCTCGGCGTGACCGGTTTCGGCACCACCGGGGCCTTCACCGTTTCGGGCACCGCTGGCCAGCCTGTGTGCGTGCTCACGGCCTAATCCGTGCGCCAACTCGTCAACACCACGGTCATAACCCCGGCGACCTCCACGCCTCCCGCTGGCCCGTATGACCTGACCACGCTCGCCGACGTGAAGCTGGAACTGGCCATAGCGACAGGGGACACCACGAACGATGTGTGGCTGCAAAAGGCGATTACGCGAGGCTCGCTCGCGATACAGACCTATTGCAACATGGTGTTCGCCACCGAGACCGTGCAGGACATAATTTATCTTCAGCAGGACCCCTACCCATACCAAGTGCCGGGCGGCGTGGCGCCCCTGCAACTGTCCCGCTACCCAGTGCAAAATATAACATCGGTCGTGGTTAACGAAGGCGTAAGCTACAACGGTTTAATTACGCTACAGCCGGGCGTGGATTATGTGGCCGATCTTCGACCCGGCCAGCTTATCCGTCTCAACGTCTGGACCACGTTCCCGACGAACTGGGACTCGTGCCCAACGACGGTTATCTACACGGCGGGTTACACTACCGTCCCCGGCGATCTAGAGCAGGCCGCGCTTATGTGGGTGGCCAGTCAGTTCCAATCGCGGACCCGCGACCGGAATCTGAAGTCAGAGTCTCACCCGAGCCTGGGCGAGAAAACCTACTGGATTCCGAACGCGCCAGAGTCGCATTTCCCGCCAGAGATCGCTGAGCTTATCGACAAATACCGAGACACAACGGTCACATAATGGAAGTCGGCATTCAACTGATCGGGGACCGCCGCGTAGCGCTCCGCTTTGACAAGTTCCCTGAGATAGCCCGCGAGAAACTTCTTGCGGTCATCACCCAGTTTCAGGGAAACCTGTTCAGCGCGATACAGGCTAAGATTCCTCGTGGCAAAACAGGGAACATAGCGAACGCGCTGGAAGGCGGAGTCGAAAACTCCAAATACAAGGTGCGCGGCTGGGTCTCCCTCATGGGCGGCGACGTAAACAAGGTAATTCTGCCGGCCGCCGCCCTCGAATACGGGTCGAACTCCTCGATCACGGTAAAGGCCAAGGAAGGACGTGTTCTCCGCACCGTATACGGCCGATACATCAACCCTATGCTCGTAAACGTGTCTTCCTACGACCGAACCACCAACATCGCCGCCCAGCGCTTCATGCGCGGCCCGCTGGAAGACATGTCTAGTTCGGCCATAAACGCCATGTCGCAGGCCGTGCAAGAGGCGGTGGAGGCCGCATAATGCCAACCCCATCCGTCAACCGCGAGACCGTCCTAAACGCGCTCTATACCCTCCTGACCACCGACCCAAACACGTCAGGGGCGTTCCTCTACTTCGGGCGTCGGTTGGAGTTCTGGACCAAAGCCGCCACGCAGCCCGCGCTGTTCCAGCGCTTCATAAAAGAGCGCCGAATGGCCCTACAAGCCTACGGACTGCCGCAGGAAACGATTTTGGACGTAGAACTATGGGTCTACGTTAAGTCGGGCGCGACTTCGCAGGACCCGCAGGACTACCCAGAACTCTACATCACCCCGCTGCTAGACGCGATCGATAGCGCCTTGCTTAGCAACACCACCTTCGACGGTCGGCAGACGCTTGGCCTGGACGGCATTGTTACGCATTGCTGGATAGAAGGCGAGACAACCGTTGCGCAGGGCGAAGAAAGCGGCGATCGGCAGTGCATCGCCATCATACCCGTATCGATCCAGGTAAACGCACAACTGGGCGTCATTTAGCGGGTATATTGCATCGTTTCAGGTTTCGAAGTATCTTTTCGCCCACGTCCACCCCGCTCGCTAGAGCGCGGCCAGCCTTAAAAGGAACGGATAATGTCGTTTGCAGTATTTGGCCCTGGTTCGCTTTACGTGACGCGCACCGACGTTGCCAATGCGACGCCCATCAACATCGGTTACGCCAACGAATTTTCGCTGGAAGAGTCCGGTGAGACGAAGGAACTTTTCGGTTCGTATCAATACCCTCTCGCGGTC